TGACGTACGTGGGTAGCCATCAATACGCAAAGCTTTCGCTAATGCGCATAATGACGCCACGTTAGGAACGGATTCGACATTCTGTACCCGGATACGATGCGGCGTAACACAGATGCCATGATAGGCATCCATGCCACAGGATTCTCGGAAGAATCCCTGTTTGAACGTTTTGTCCACATTGACAATACTGCCAATACGGACAAGGCCCAAAACAGCTCCATCGTAAAACTTTTCAGGGAACAGGATATCATCCCCGAAGACATAGATGTCATCGCAGGTTACCCCGTAATAACATGCTATGCCAGCACGAACCGCAGCCCAGAAAATTAAACTCTCAATAGGAAACGTAATTGCGTTTCCCATGGGAGCGAACTTCTGGAGCGGGATCTTGCGACCATCCAACAGAATAACAGATGATGCCCTCGAGCAGCAAAGAATGTCAGAAAGATACCCAAAAAGGTATCTAACTAACTCTAAGCTGATCCGATCACTAGCATCCTTCAAGTCAAGGGTACAAAGACCCTGAAGGCTTGATGATACTAGCGCCAATTCAGCATTTACACTCTGATCATGGAAATTGATTTTTCCATGAGTAAGAGGTGAATGACGAATGGCATCCTCTAATATTCTTCTCTGTCCCTGTTGAATCCAAATTGATTCAGCGGGGTGCACGCATATCAAGCGTGGACCTCGAGAATCTTTCGGGACTGCAACCAGGCGTGCTACGATTTCGTCGCACTCAGATATCGACCCTCGTGCCTCTTCGACCATGACTTCCCACCAGAAAGATGGGAGGCCACAGAAGAATTGGTCATAAGGGTAGAATCTCTGGATACCAGAGTAGATGGTTAGAAACTTACTCTTTTCACATGGTATCCTAGAAGGAAAAACACTTCCAGGGCCATGAAAGGGCAGTATTTCTAACAAATTGGCTTTGTATAATACTCGGCCAATATAACGTCGCATGAGACGAAAGAATGTGGGAGAGAGGCTTCCATTTCTGAAAGCTTCATTCCACACTCCTATACTCTCATCAGACTCAACAAATGCATTTTGTGCATCTATGAGCTGTTGATCAGTAGGTTCGTACTCGGCTTTGTAGCAGAAACAAAGACATGTTCTGATGTCCCGAAGGAGAATTCCTGATTTCTCAACCAGGAAACGCTCCCAAAGTGGACTTAACCACTCTGGGAACACCGGCATTTGACCGGTCCCTTCGAAGAACTTCAGAATACTTTTGTCTAGCTTGGGAGCTTCTATAAGCAACCAATCATCAGTTATTACATCAGGCACATCAAGTGATATACCTGATTTTTCACTAATGTCTGCTAGCAGGCGTTTGTATACTTCATGAAGTATACGCATAGGCTTATACCTCACGCCTGTTCTGCTTCGTCGTGTATTCATGGCTCAGCTCTCCAAAACTTGGATATGCTTCGCCACAAATACGAAGTTGCTCTCAGATCCACACAAGCCTCTTAGAGACGATATCTGTAAAAGATATCGCCCCTCGGAGAAGCCCAATGGTTCTGAGCCAACTTCTCGATCCAAACACCATAAAGAAAACTTAACATATTTCCTTATGGTATTATCATAGAGAATCCCTGTTTCGAACAGGTAACCCTTCATTCGAAGGATTTTCTCTAGGTAACCCTGGAA